GGTGAATTTTAATTCCTTCATTTAAATTCGCCAATTCAAATTGTACAAATTCTTAATTCAAATCGTACATAAAAAAGGCGTGTACAAATATACACGCCTTATCCATTCAAACGCTATTCAAATGCCATTTAAATCAATTTTGAAGTTAGCGGTCAACACTTCTGTTTTCTTCTTACGTATGCCTGACTTAGCAGCAACAGTCACATCCTGAACTATCTCTATCTGATGCCAGCCATGCGCTTTAACAAACTCCTTTAGTACTGGGCTTGGGTAACTACTCAACAAGAACTTTCCTTCCAAAATACTGCACCACCTCCAACGAATGGCTCACAATATAATTTGTGTTCAGGTACCAATTGCAGAATTTTACTCACTAATTTCTGCTTACCGCCATAATAACTTATTGGCGTTTTCATTTTTGTTTTGCTCATAATCTTTCATTTAGTTACATTTGTTTTATCCCAACAAAAAAGCACATCAAGTACCTCCAAGGCATTACGCTCTCGGCTTGGCATTTGATGTGCTTTTTATTTTTGTTGGGAAACCTAAATAGAAAAAGTCGGGAGCGTTCCTATACCCCTTCGAACGGTGTTATTTGACACATGTCAAGAATAAAAGCTGGTCCAGTATCCAATGTTTTAACTCTCACTTCGCCATCAGTCTCAATAACTATAGTTGCAAAACTCACAATTCCAGTAGTAGGATGCCCCTCAGAACCAATTACAAAACGCAACTGAGTTGCAGGTCTATAACCAATAGGTAAAGTTCCAATAAGGTAATCAACTGCTCCTACACCAAGATCTTCAGTGTACACTAAACCTGTAATATGAACAAACTCAGAAGAATCCTTTTTAAACTGAGAAAGATATGTACCAGGTATTAAACCACCTGAACCAACAACTATATTAGCAAGCGTATGCCAGGAATCAGTATTGATTTTGATACGAGTAATTTGAAAGATATTCTTTGTATCAGAATACTCGGTATATCCAGCAGGTAATGACGATGCAACTGTAATTTTACCAACACGCACTTGATACGTATCATAGTCCAATGTAGATTGAAATACTTTTAAACCAGTTACATCGAATGTATTGAACAAATCCCAATACTCAACTTGACCAATTATCGGTTCAGGATACGTATGAGAAGGCACCAAACAGATCTCACCACCGATTGAAATAAATCCTGCAGCAATTGTAACGGTTCCTGATGCAACTGTTCGTTCACAACCTGATATGATCACAGCCGCAGAATCATCTACACCATAACCACTCATCATCGCTTTAAATGCCTCACGATATCCTTGATCTATCCATCGGAAATCATTCAATGTTAGTGGAAACCCACCATTATCCGTAGTTTTTAATAAATTCATATAATTTCAATTTTATAGCGCTTTGCAGCGTGTTTATACTTGTTTAATAGGTATTTCATCTCCACTTCGTTAAAAGTGACTGTAGAGGGCACGTTTACTATGAAATCGTAGGGGTTAATCTCACTTTGATTAAATAGATACGTTGGAGCACCACCTTCCGAGTTATTGAATAAGTAGGTTTCCTCATTGTTTTCTGCATCATTGAAGATGAACGTTTGCTCTATAAATACAGCATCAGTGATATAAATGCCGTTATTAATTGGGTCAAATGTTTCATTCATCAATCGTTCAAGGTTACATACTTGACCATTGAATTCTAACTCATACTTGATTTTATCATAGAAATCATCAAACGTTTCATGTAATTGAATTAGTGGTTTGAATGCTGTATTTAAGTATTCAATAACCTCAGGCGCTTTGTGTTGAGGAGGCAAAAGCCATAGTACCAGGAAATAAAAATCTATAACTATCATGATGCTAAAATGTAGGTAATGGATGAAGACAATGGAAAAGCTGGATCAATTGTTAAGTAACCAGCATTTGCATTGTAATAATCTCCAAGTGAAACGAAAGGATTGATACCATACTGAGCAGATGCGTTCTCATAAACTGGATTAATAACTCCATCAACTGCTTGAATTTTATCAGTCAATTCAGTAACCGAGAACACTCCATTAAACGGCAATCCTTTACAATAGTCAGTAATTGCATTTTCAATTGGTTTAATGGAAGTGTTTGATATCAACTCACCATTTGCATTGATCAACAATGGATCGACATACACCCTGTATTGAACACGGAGCAAGTCAGGAACACGCGACACACATGTAATAATTACTCCGGCAAATTTTATCTTTTGCATGTATGTTGTGAATGCATCAAGTTCAAGAGTTGTTAACGGCTCAGGATCTCCTGCTCCATCCAACTTTGCAACTTTCATAAATAATTGTCCACCAATTTCATTGACTGAAACAAGTTTGACCAGTTTTAATAATTCGTTAACCGCTGCATATTTATACTCACCATCAATCAACACAAGCGCATCTCCATATTGAAACTCCAAGGCTTTTTTATGGTACCATTCAGCACGCCCAACAATTAATTCGAGTGCACGCTGCTCTATCCAAGTAACATGATCATCGAAACGTTTTTCGTGCATCCATATACCAACTGCAATGACAAAGAACATCAAACGCCACACAGCGACTTTACTTGCTGTTGTTAGATCCGCGAGCAATGATTGTGTGTTATCAATGTTTGGTTGCATTGCATTGAGTGTTGCCATCGTTTGTTTTTCGAGTAACATTTCATCAAGTATTTCATTAATTGTTCGTGCCATGTTATAAATCGATTTCTACAGTATAACCCAATTTTTCAAATTCAAGCGCTGCATACTTATGAGCAGTTTGTGTGCTTTGCAATTCATCAGCGCCAAGTTGAACATTCAGACTTCCTTGTGGAACATCTGTTGTTATACTAGAAGCGCCATTTTTAAAAGCCTCTTTACTAGCGAAAGTACTGATGGCTATTTCGAGTGTTTTACCATCTGCTCTTCCTGCAAATTCCATACGCCCATAAACACTTGGTAATTCAATTGAAGTACCGTTAATTAAAATTTTCTTTGATTTGTTTGAGTTGATTATTAGTCCCATCTTATTTGTTATTTATCCTAGTAATCCTAGGTTGGTTAATACTGTTACAATGTCGAATACAGTCGAAATTCCTGCCGATGACTGTTTATATAATTTGATAATATCACCAACTTCCGTTCTAAAATGAGGTGCTGCATTACCTGCAACGATGTCATTTGAATAAAAAGCAATACTATCAGTAGGTAATGATGTTGGTACGATAGCATTCTTGGTATAATAAACACCTCTTGAATTTGTATCGTAATTTGCCAATGTTGGGTACATTGAACCAATCATAAAATTGTCATGTTTTAAAACTGCATGAGGAACGTCTAGTGCGTCTCTTGTGCCGAAATAAATAGCGTTGTTAATATTAATGTCGTTTGGAACATTAATATTAGATCCAATAACAAATAAGGGTTTTGTTGGATATCCATTTGTAGCTGAAACAGTGTTATTATTACCTAACAGTATCGCAGATAGTCCACCTTTATTAGAGTTACTATTCCCAATGGTAATTCCTGCTTGAGTAGTGTTACTATCTCCTATTACAACTCCTTGAGACGTCATGACATTTCTTGTGCCGACAATAGTTCCATATTGTGTACCTCCAAAAGTATTTTCACTGCCCAAAATTGTCGTTCTAAACCCGTAATTAATATTTGAGTAACCAGCAACAACAACGCTAGAATAACTTGGATGTGCATTATCTGTATTTGAACCACCAATATAAAGCTGTGTATTATTATTTGCTCTAGCGGAAATATGCCCTTTTCCATCCACAACAAAATTATCAATTGTATTGGCACTATTTCTGACCCTCAACGCTAAATCAATTGATAATGCTCCCTGTGATTTCACATCTAATACAGCTGCTCCGGAATGCCCTCCAATAACTAATTGATTTAACGAGGTAAATACAAGATTTGAACTCTGTTGAACCTTTCCTCCATTTTGAAATAACACTCTATTATCTACACCAGAAGTAATAGCAGTTGTTCCAATCGTTAAACCACCACCAACAACAATGTTTCCTGTGCCTATAAGCGATTCTCCATTAACCGTTTTTAAATTGATATTTACATCGATACTCATTATACCAAGTTTATTACCACGGATTCATTGCAAGCAATTTCTATTGATTCTTGCAATACACCATTGAGATTTATATTAATTGTTTGATTAGGTAAATCAAGCTGCTGTACTCCTGTTCCAGGAGCATAGTTACCTGATGCAATTACTTCATTTAATGAATTGATTGCTTGGATCAGAATTGTATAAGCTGGAAGTGCAACATCGGAAGATGCCAATGAGAAATTCGTGTCACTATTCAACTTTGAATAGAAATCAACAACTTCTTGTTTCATTACTTCAGGAGCGATATAAGTTCCTGAAGGAATATCAATACTCGTTAAATTATTGGCATGTAGGAAATCAAAAAGCCCGGACAATGCACCTCCATTTTCAAGAAGTACATCAAAGATTGATTGATCGTCCTTTTTATTAATAAGTTCCATGTGCTTTAATTGTTTGAGTTGTTGGATCCACAGATGCGAATGGTTGTTTTGCACCGTCAGCTTCCAAATTCAATAATATCTTACGCTCCAACTCCGACACCGTTTTTGGTGATAGGCTGGAATTAATGTACTGCATCATATTTACTCCAATCAATGGAGCATTTTTAAAGTGTCCTGGTGCTGCCATCAAAATATGTTCAACATGTTGCTCATCGCTAAATGCCACATTCCAATCACCATTCACAATCGGTGCTTTAATATTTATATCCTTAGCCATGTTTAACGTTTTCGTTTTCGTAATCTGTTTTTGTTGCTGGTGGTAACGGCGTATAGAAACTTGAAAGCAATGCTTTAAGCGCTGCGCCTCCATCATTCGCCATTGGAGCCCAAGTAGAAAGAGTTGTTTTAAGTGAGTTCATTTCATCCTTTAAAGCCTTGATTTCATCATGTACCTTTTGTGATTTTACAATTCCTCCAAAATCTTCATTTCGTAAAATCAACTTTTCAGTTGGTGCAAAACGAATGCTTTTGATTTCAGAATAAACCATGGCGGTTAAGTTCTCAAGTTTGCCATCAGTCATGCCACATAACACATATGAACCATCTACAGGCTCAATGAATATTCCAGAGTCTTCACCATTCAATACCGACTTGATTGTCACATCTTCCACCTTTGCGCCGATGTTCAACTCTAAATCAATTGTCCATGCGCTGGCATCAAAGGCAGTTACCTTTCCGATCATTAAATCAGGTTTTACCATTGATTTAACCATTGCGCGAATTGCTGTTTTAATATCTGTCATGTTCGTGGTCCTGGACTAATAGTTTGTTGAAATCCTTCAACTCCAAATTCATATACTATTCCATCAACATAATACTCTCCTGTCTTGTCAGATTCCTGATCATTACGAAGCGTAATAATGTCTCCATGTTTTACTAATGGCACGCCGAATGCAACAAAGTCACCACGGAACCCATCGTATTGAATGCGTTCCATTTCTTTCTCAGCTGCTTTCTGTAAATCCTCTTTTTGTAGATCAAAGAAGTTCAAAGTCCGTTCCTCTCCATCTGATTGTCCAATCGTTACCTCAATCTTTTCACCATTTGACATGTTAGATATGGCTGTCACTTTTAAACTCAAATCGTCCTTTGATGTATATTCCAAATTCTGAGACTTGATATTCGAATTTGAATTGTTGTCCAGGACAAATACATGTCGGTTCAAATTTTGAGGATCATATTGTTTGCCAACTACTACTTTTCCATTGCGAATGAAAATAGGAAAGCCATAATCTTGTTTTAGTTGGTCGAGCAACTGAGCAGCTGTAAGTTTGTTTACAACGAACTTTGGAAGGTTCATGTCAAAACAATCAACTTCATAAGGTAATACTTTGGATAAGTATGATTGAAAGGTTTCATCCTTTGCATTCTCAGTTACCTGAACTTGCTTTAATTTCCACATCAGATCCTCGCACTCAATTTCAATCGGAACCTTTGGATGCACTCGAACAACAAAGCCTTTGAATATTTCAGTTAGTCCTGATGATTCATAACCAACATCGATTGTTACTTCGGTACCTTTTGGAATTGCATTCTTCAATTGGTTTGAATCAACTTTAAGAGCAGCTGGAAGCATTATTGTCGCTTTTTGCGTCAATTCTTTCCATGTGCTTTCAACCGTTACTTTGTGAACGAAGTCGAAATTCAATGAACCAATTTTAATATGACAAACAAGTACTTCCATTTAAATAATTGTCTCTGATGGTTTATCCTGGATAATTAATGGCAAAGGCTTAGTTGACTTGGCAGTAAACGAATACGCTTGCACATTGATGTGAGGCGTTCTTGTAATTGGCTGCTCACTCAACACTACAATTTCATAGATACCAAGTGCATTCATTGCCTCATGTTCAATCTCAATAGACTTATTCAAGTCCATATACTTCTGAAATGCTTTTAACTGCTCCAATGGATATTTCGGTTCGTTCTCACATAGCATTCCTGAAACAGTGATCATCCAATCACCATTATTGATGAACTCATCCACGGAGGTATCTCTACCTTGTACAACTGTAATGATTATATTCTTAGTGCGGTTCACTTCCACAACTGCACTTTCAAGTAATAGATCAGGTAAACCATCAACACTTTTCAATGTCAATGGCATGAACAATGGCATCCCTGCCAAATTCGAACTGGTACCATAATTCTTACGATTGTACAATTGTACGTTCTCATAACCAATTGCAATTTTTGTAGCCGTTTCCAACGCTTCTTGGTACTCAACATCAGAACGAGCATTTAAAAGCCTATTCACAGCAATTCCAAGCGCAGGATTGAATCTTACGTCACTGGCAAATAATGCTAATTCAGGTAATTTAAATTCCATTTGAATACTGTTTAAATTGCTACTTCAAAATCACGTACTGCTCCAACAAGAGCCTCCGTTACTATTTTCTTTATTTCAGCTGCTCCTTCTTTCAAAGTTGAAGCGTTAACATTAATCTCTTTAACTAGGTTATCGATGCGCACATCAATTCTCCTTACTTCACCAGCGCCCGACATAACCTTTTCAGAATTACTGGTTGTTTTTGGTGAATATCCACCTGCAGAAACAATTGGAGCATTACCACGTCCATTCTTTCTGCCTTGTAATTCAGCTTCTAAATCTAGTTTTGTATTCTTTGCTTCTTTTGCGTCCGCTGCTAGTGCATTTTTTTGTGCTGCTAAATCAGTAATATTTGCTTTACTCGCACGATACATTCTGTCGTTACCTTCTTTCAAGTAACGTGATGCATTTTGTTTCTGAATATCAAGCAAACCATTGATGTTTGAAAGTTCTGCTTGATAATCAATATCCCGTTTTTTAGCGGCTTTAAGTTTACCGTCAGCGAGTTCTTGGTCATTTATCTTCCCAGCTTTTCTCAAACGCTCAAGATATCGAAGTTCATCTTCATATTTTGTTTGATACTTGTTGGTTAACTTGGATCCATACTTATCTCCTGATTCCTGAGCTCTTTTCATTCGGTCAATTGCACGCTGCGCTTCATCAGCACCTGAAGCCATTTGATAGAATTGATAAGCCGCCTCAGCTGCTAATGCAATAAAGGCTGCAATACCAATACCAGCAAGAGCAGTTCCGAAACCTTTTACCATAGATCCTGCGGAAACTGAACTAGTCCCCATCTTAGTAACATTACCTGCAGCATCTTTAGCAGCGGTTGATGTATTCTTTAAAGCTGGAACCGATGATGTAATAACATCCTTGAGTTTGGTAACTCCTGTTTTAGCCAGGTTAAATACTGGTGCAAAACTATTGACGGTTGTTAATACTTGAGTAACTGGTTCCAAGTATGCCGTGGCTCCACCTGTTGCTTCGAAAAATGAAAGTTTAGCATCATCGATTGATGCTTTCATTCTTTTCATTTTCTCGGCAGTGGATTCCATAACTGCATTTGCCTGTTCCTGTGCTCCACCTGTCTTTCCAATTTGCGTTGCAAGTTTATCCTGGGCGTCAACTGAATCCAATAAGATATTCGCTGCAGCAGCATTTTCCACCCCGAATACTTGCGCCATGATTGTGGCATCTCCTTGGGCTTTCTTTAACTCGCGAAGTCTTGTTGTGAAAGGCAAAGAAGTGTCAGATACAATTTTCATATCTACACCAAGCGCTCGCAATTTAGAAGCTGCTTCTTTTGGAATTACGTCTTCACCAGCCATTTTACCAAGCACATTTCGAAGAGCCATACCAGCTTCAGAACCTTCTTTACCTCCTGCTGCCAATGCTTGAATAGCGGCATTGGTTTCTATGAATGATACCTTGGCTTGTTTGGCGGCAACTCCTGATACTTTTAACGCTGCGGATATTTGTGGTACCTCGGCTGCTCCTGCCTGTGCCGAGTTCGCCATGACATCCATCATTTTTGCCATTTCGGCAGCGGCGGTTTTCGGATTACTTAGATCAACTCCAAATTGAAGCATACCTGTGGTTAACGCATCAGCTGCTCCAGCGGCATCACCTCCCATAGTTTTGGAAAGGATCTGCACGTTGCGCTCCATCGTATTCAGCGAATCTTTGCTTTTCGCGATATCGGGTCCTAATCGACCCAACAACATTTTATAGGTATTGATGGAAGCAGCGGCATTGCCTCCGAACTCTTTTGCAGATGCTCGAGCAGATGCTCCTAATCCATCAAGTTCTTTTCCTGTGATGCCAGTTAAGGCAGATAAGTCTTGTAGTGATGCGTTAAATTCAAGACCAGGACCATTAAGATCCTGCAAACCTTGATTAACGTTTTGAAGGTTTTGGTGAAATGCAGCAAGATTTACTGATTTCAATGAATTCTGAATATTCGATAATGATGAAGCTGCATTCTTTTGAAATGCTGCAGATGATTTCTGATTCTCTTCGAAACCAGCCTTCATCTGTTTGAGAACATCAATTATGTTCCCCTTGGCATTTATGTGAATGTTTTCTTCCATTATCGAACTGCAGACAAGGTTTTAAGTAAGTTGACAAATAGCACCTCTAGCTTATTGTCGATTGATTGTTCTATAATTTTTTTATTGAAGTCGCGAATGAACAGCGCCTCCTGACCCAGTCGAACGAACTCCTGTTCGCTCAACTGGTAAGGATTTACATTGAATGATTCTCTGATAAACGCTCCAATCTTTCTGATTTCATCTTCGCCATCATCAGTTTTAATGAGATTAGAGCTTACAGCTTTTCCACACTAGCTTCTAACTTTCTAAATATGGCGTTAGCACATAAGTAGACTGAAAGCATCACTTCATCATCTGAATTGTCTTTGAGAACATCATCACATGTGATTAAACATTCCTGGAAGTAGATCATTCCTGATGTTGAAAAATTTGTACCTGTAGAGGCTTTCTCAAAATCAATTAATTCAGGCTTGAAAAGGTAGGCTACTGCTGTTGTTTCTTCACCTTCAGTATTAACATCTAAAACAACTGTCAACTTTCTCAACTCGCCAGCAGCTTTAACACGTGCAATTGCTTCTGTAGGAATGGTTGAGTCATTTAATAACCGAATAACAATTTCATGATCAGCTGATAGATATTCCATGCGAGTCGTTTTCAACTGAAAGATGTATCCCATTTTAACCGCTGCGGCTTTTAATAATTCAGGATCCGTTTTAATCCTATTATCTCCATCCAACCAGCAATCAATTAATTGAGATTTTCCAGTTAAAAAATCGTCAGCACCACCAACATCCGAAGACGCAATGATGTCTAACATATTTGGGTGACGCACGATACAAAATATATCAGGTCGCGTTGCATCAGGTGTAATTTTGTGCAACTGTTTGAATTGCTTTTTCCATTCTGCAATTTTTGCAGCTGATGGCATTTTGAAAGTTGAGTGTGACATGTTGTATTATTTATTAATTAGTACTGTGATATTTGATTCCTGCGCAGATCAAATCAAGCTTGATGATTGATTTTGTATCACCTTGTTTCAAGTCAAATTTGTTGTTAGTAAACTCACAATTTTGAATGATGTAGGTTTTTGCGGCTGCATCGATCGTTGGTTTGAAGGAAACTACAATTTCAAATGGTGGGATAACCGTAATATCTCCTCCTGAAATTGCTTGAAGCGCTTCTACTTCAAATTGGTACAACTCCATTGCGACTGTTTCGTATTCACGATTACCGTGTCCACGTCCGATCGGCTCATCGCCTGCGCCGTATAGGTTCTCTTTCGTTTTTTTGTCACCAAAAGAGATAGATGTGATTCCAGTAAGTGTTCGCCCTAAGAAGTTAACCTTAACTGATGCCCAGGCGTGTTGAACGCCATTTATAAAAACTTGATTCATGACTAATTATTAGGGTTAGTAAATCCGATGTAATTCGTGATCGTTTCAGCAACTCCAGTAGGAATGATTGAAAGGATCGTATCAATATTTGGACTCGCCAAAATATCTTGATTAGGATCAATCGTAAAAGGAGGAGTTGCTCCTAATGGATCAGGACCTGAGATTTCATTGGCAGAGAACATTGGACGAAGTGCTTTATTTCCTGCAGCTTCCATTGCTCCAACTGTTACTGCATCTAATTGACCAGTTTCAGATACAAGTACTGGACTGTTAACATACGGTAACATTGCTGTGCGAATTAAACGTGCTGCTTTATTCCAGGTACGGTTCTTTTCAATGCGATTGTAATCATCCGTATCAACTGTACATGTGAATGAGTTGTTGATGTAAATACCTGAATAATCAGTGTATTTGATGAAGAAAATATAACCATTCTCTTCCAATGATTCAATAGTTGTACTTGGGATATCAGAAACCAATACTCCACCGATCATCGCGCTTTGCAATGTTCCTTTTTGAACATTGAAACCACCTACATAACCAATTGATTCATTAACTGGTGCGGCTGAGATTACTCCCAAACAAGTACCAATTGCACAATGTGGTTCTGCGTATGCTCCTTGAGCAAAGAATGCAGCATTTTGACCAATGAAAACTGAAACTTTGTTAGAGTTTAAGTCTTTCAAGTCTGTGGTTCCATCTAATCCATAACCTTCCAATACAACATGCAATGGTCGATTATTCTCTGCGCAATGCTCAGCGAACAATTGTGCTTGTGGAATAGCAGCTGCAAACATCGCTTCGAAATCAGCAGGCGCACCATCATAGTTGAAAGTAACACCGATCTGTTTGATTTTACCTTCAGCGAAATTCACTAACTTGATTAATGACTCAGCATTTGAAGGTGTCAACATCTGAATTAATGTTGCCGCCTGATCAATACATTGAACATACAAGGTTCCTTTTGGCGATGAAGTAAAGAACTCCAAAATACTTTGATAGGTATTTACAGAGTTAGTAGCATCAAATGCAGCATTGAACCCCAAAGCATCAGCTTCCAAAATAGAAGCCAATTTGTAGCAACCACCTGTAATGTAAGTTGCACCACCTGCAGGCGCTGGCACATGCAATGCCATTCCTGAGATTCCATCATTGGACTTGGCTAATTGACCAAGTCCACCTGATGTTTGAATATTTATTACATTTCCCATTTTATGGATAAATTTTCAATGATTAATTATTCTGCAGAACCGTCTGCACCTTTACTTCCTTCAGCAGCACCAACTGGTGTGTAATCTGAACCTTCAGAACCGTCTGCAACTTCAGCAGCTTCGCCTCCTTCAGTTTCATTTTTAGGATCCTTCGCTGGTTCCAATGTTGCCAGGTGTGCTTCAACCTCTGCAATCAAGGCTTTGGTACCTTTGTTTTGTTTAGTTGTTGCTTCAAAACCTTTTGATCTTGCGAACTCAATGATTTCAGCAAACTTTCCAGCTTTCCAGTCGGTTGCACTCGGAGCAGCAATTGAAGGTGCTTTTGAACTACCACCTTTGTTTTCAGCATTGAACTGCTCGCGAGTCAACTCCGACAATTCAGATTTAGCCTCACGGCAATGCGACTCAGCATAGTGCTTATGTTTCGCTAAGAATACATTACCACATGAAGTAATAATGATTGAGTTCTCTGATGGGTTAGCATCAAATACTGATTTTACTTGATCAGCGTTGTATTTTACTTTTGACATAATTAAATGCGATTTAAATGATGTTTAATTTTCGTTTCTTTGAAATTCTCTAATATCCTTTTCCAGCATATTGACCTTTTTGATAAGCTCTTTATTTTGTTTCAGCATATCAACACCCTGAGCAAGTAGATCGGAGTTCTGTTTAACAACCGTTTCCAATTGCTTTTTCAGTTCTTGAATGGCTTCATCTCTTACTCTTAACAGTGTATCAAAATTTGCAATTGTGTCCTGGTATATTTCTATCTCAGTTCGTTTGTTTTGGAGTTCAACTGTTTTTGTCTCTGCATTTGATTTCTTCTTACCTAAGAAGAAAGCAACGACAGTTCCTAATATTGTGACTGCTGGTCCGATGACATATAGAAATACCATTTCCATTGTACTCATAACTTATCGATCTTTTGAATGGCGTTTACAATTGCCGTTGCAATGCGATCCTGTACTTTTGGATCCATCAACATTCGGCACTCTTTTTCGTTGGTATGAAACATTGTTTCGATAAGCATTGAAGGAAATGACTTTGAACTGATCACCGTGAATAGTTCCTCTTTGTCAGGATCTCCATCTTGTAGCATTGAGCGACCTGATAATTCAGGAAAAGCAGCTTTAAACTCATTGAAGAGAATTGTTGCCATTGGATCGCTTTCGTTTTGTCCTGGAGAGGTAAAAACCTCATAACCGTGTGCGCTTTCTTGAGCTGCTGCATTCGAATGAATACTAATTAAAAGTCCGGGCTTTTTTGCCAACTTAATTGCTGCTGCTGCACGACTAACACGAGTCGATAAACCTACGTCTTGCCACTCACTAGGAGTAACAGTATAGACAAATGTGATTCCAAGTGCTTTTAGCTTTTCGCCAACTTTGGCAGCTATCTTGCGGTTTCCAACTCCTTCATAATAAACGGAACCGTCAGACCATTTTGGGGAACGTTTCCCTGGTGTAACATACAGCCCTGTTGCAGGATTAATATCCCCATGTCCAGGATCAATTATGTATATTCTCTTGCTCATGATCTTTTTGACGGTTCCGTTTTTTCACTCAACCAACTACGATTGTCTTAATTAGGCAGCAGGACTATAAATAGCAGCAACTCCTTTATTTCTAATTGGGATAACCATTGCACGTTTACCAAATCCAATTACATCACGTCTATAGATAGGATCGTTCTCAGCTTTTGAATGGTACATTTTTTCTGATCCCATTGCACGACCAACTTCATCCTTATGGAAGGCAATTGATGCAACTGTATCTGTTAAAGGTGTGGCTGCAGCACCAAATGCAATTTTTGCACCTGTTGACTTATTATATCTTGGTAAACGGCTTGCAGCCAATGAATACAATTTAAAGCCATACAACGTTTTAGAACCCATCACTTGATTGTATAATGTGATGTTTTCATTCATCAGATCCGTACGGTGTTGAGATGATAGAATCAAAATTCTACCTTCTGCAGGGATTTCAGCATCATTGAATGCTTTATCTAAATTCAAGATGTCAGAGAATTTAAGGGCTTTTAAACCTGATCCATTATCAGCGCCTGTTGCTGTTAATAAAGGTGTGAATGTTGTATTACTTGCTGGAGCAATTGCATGTGCTGCTTTCTCCATAATCTTCATTCTCAAAGATTGCTTATGACCATATACAATAGAACTCAACTTGTCGTATGCTAACTCAACTAAATCAGCATCTTTAACAGCTTGGTTTTCCGTATCGAAACGATCAATTGTAAGTGCAATTGCACCATCAGTTCTTTCAGCAATATCGATTGGATAGGTAGTATTATTAATTAATACATCAGGATTTACACCAGCTTCAGCTAAATTGATGATATCATTATCAACAAATGGTGATAGATCACGACATTCACTCAAGAACATGTCATCAGCATAAAAGCCTTCCATTAATTCGGCAAGCCAAATCTCACGGTTCAAACCTGAAAAGGCTAATCCGTTTTCAGAAGATGAATTTAATACTGACGCACCTAGAGCAATAGGTAATGCGTATGCTCCTAAAACAGGAGCCAAAATTGCAGCGAATGCGCAAAGTGCTAAAATTGAAAAGATTTTTTTCATGATTTAATTGTATTTGTTTACTTGTTATTTACTAATTCAGCGTAAGCCTCTGGATCATTTTGCTTCATAGCAATTAATCCTTTTGGATCTTTTTTTCTCCAGTCATCAAATGACCAAGAATCTGTATTTGCTCCTCCTTTTGGAGTTTCAGGTTTCTGCGTTGCGCCTAAATTTCCTTTAGCAGGAATCTTAGCCAACAAGCGTTCCGTCAGATCATAGTTTGCCTCTGCATCTTGCAAATACTGCTCTTTCTCAGATCCTAAGATTTTTCCAGCTGTTACAGCTGCTGTTACTAATTTCTCCGCTCTTGCTTTCAAGTCGGCTTTCTCTTTTTGCTCCATTTGCTCAACCTTTTTTTGGTTTGCTTCGATGGCAGCATTGATTTCCGCTTCTGTTGAATTCTCATTCAATCCAAGCGCTTCCAATGATTTAGCGTTTAGCTTCATTTCTACTTTATTTTTAGGGGTGTTTTGTGTGTTTGTGATAGGTGGTGTTGGTGGTTTTTGCTCCTCTTGATCAGGATTATCCCATGCGGAGAATAAACTTGCTACCATTTTGATATCCTGGTAAGCTGAGATATCAGCATTATCTGAAATGATTGGATCAATGACTTCATCAATTAATCCTGCTGCCAATGCTTCCTCGGCTGTGTACCAATTATCACCAACCATCAATTCAGTTAATTCGGCTTCGGGTTTCCCCATTTTGGATGATAATGTTGCAAGGAATGTTTTTTCCATTGCTCTCAATACTTTGGCTGTACTTTCAAATGATTTCGCATTACCTTGGTTATATCCTGAAGGTGCGTGAATCATTACAAATGCATTTGATGCCATGCGCACTGTGTCTGCTGCTAACATGATAATGGACATCATTGAAGCAGCTAATCCATCAATCTCAATCGTGATGTTTGCCTTTGATGCTTTGATTGCATTAAAAATCAAGTTTCCATCAATTACACTTCCACCAGGTGAATGAACATTAATGATCACATCTCCTTTGGATGCCAATAGTTTTTTTAACGAACTGACGATGTAAGGACCGTCGCCTTGCCATATCGTTCCGTATAGTTTTACATTGTTACCATCTATTTCTGCATACATGCTAAAAGCGTATTAATTTGAACTGTGTAGGTCACAAATTTCAGTTGGCTTTTTGTTAATGACAAATTGACATAGTTTAACACTATTGTATTAAATGTATGACACAATGACATAGTAAGTGTGCTAAAATTGGATTTTTGAACATTCCCATAAGGAAACGACCTTTGATTCATGAACAATGCAGAAAAAAAGGAGTTAGCACGTAATCTTTATGTGAAATCGGACTTTAACCGTAAGGAGATTGCGGCTCAGGTAGGTACAACTGAAAAGACGTTGCGCCGATGGATTGAAGAGGGCGAATGGGATAAGACGAAAGATGCCTTACAAATCACAAGACCAAAATTATTACAGGATGCCTATGCTCAATTGAATGCAATTAATAGGCATGTGGAAGAAAATCTTGGCGGTATACCTACTAAGGATCTATCGGATGCAAAAGCTATACTCAGAAAAGAGATAGAGGTTTTTGATTTTCAACCGATCCATAAGTATATAGAAGTATTTGAGGATTTCATTCAATATCTATCTAAAAATGAACCTGCAAAGGTTAGCGAGTTCGCAACACTATCACAAAGATTCATTAATCAGTTAAATCGTAAATAATGGCAGAAGCGTATAAACTGAAGGATAAAGAGGCACAAAAACGGTATCAGGCACTTGTCAAGAGAATAACTGAAAGTAATGCCGTAAATGCTTTTGAATCTAAAAATGATCAAGAATTGCGAATTAATGCATGTAAAGCTGATTTTAAAAAAGCCGTTGAAACATACTTCAAGCATTATGCAGAATCAGAAACCCCTTCTTTTCATATACGCATTGCTAGAAAGGTTCGTCGTAATCCCAAATACAAGGGTTGGTTGAAATGGGCGCGAGGTCATGCAAAATCTGTTGTTGCTCTCGTTTTATTACCGTTATGGTTGTGGATGAATGGTGATATCAAGTTTTTAGTTGTTGTTGGACAAAATGAAAGTAAAGCAGCAATTTTACTCGGTGACCTTCAAGCTGAGTTTGAACATAATCAATTGCTCATTCATGATTTTGGTGTGCAAAAAGTTACAGGATCATGGGAGGATAGCATGTTTGTAACTGCATCAGGTTTTAAAGCAAAAGCAATTGGTATGGGTCAAGACCCACGTGGATTGCGTGTTGGTGCTGACCGTCCAGACTATATCGTTGCAGATGATTGGGAAACAAAAGAAACAGCTAAAAACCCACGTAGGCAAGACGAATACGCTGAGTGGTTCCTTCGCGGCGTTATCCCATCAATGGATAATAAAAATAGACGTGTTTTAATTGCTCAAAATCATTGGACTCCTCGCATGATCTTCTCGAAGATTGTGGAAGAAAATAAGTCCTGGGACATTGATCGATTGGATGGATATAATCCTGTTACACATGAGCCTACATGGAAAGAAAAGTATGAACGCTGGTTTTTTAAAGAGGTTGAAGGTGAAATTGGAACAATTAGAGCCTTAGCTGAATACAATAATACACCACATGTTGAGGGGAAAATGTTCCTTGATGAATATATTCAATGGTCACCTCTTCCACGGTTGAAATCGATGGATGCAGTTATTGGACGTTGGGATGTTGCTTACGGTGGAACTCCAACAAGTGATACAAGTGCTATTCGCATTTGGGGGTTAAAAGATGGTAAGAAATATTTGATTGATTGTTTCGTAAAACCTGCCAAACTAAAAATGGCACTTCAATGGATTGCTATGTTTCAAAAAAACCTACCAAATGGAGTTGCAATTCAAATCGGATTTGAAAGTCAATTTTGGAATGAGGAGGTATATCGAAATATCAAAGAAGTCGAAGATGAACACAAAATCATTCTTAACCTCACCAAGATTGATCGTAGAACTGGAAACAAGTATGATCACATGATGACGATGCTACCCCAGTATCAAAATGGACGTGTGTATTATAATGAGAAATTGAAATCGCATAATGATACCCAAACAGGATTGGCACAATTGAAAGGTTTAGAACCTGGATATAAAACAAAGGATGATGCTCCTGATGCAGATGTTTATGCTTTTGATCATTTAGATCTTTTCACTAGTTCAAAACAATCTACTCATCGAATACATAAACGAGAATCTCGAAAATATTAATTATGACAATATTAGAAATTGAAGATGTACTAGCACTCATCGAACAGGATGTGCTGGATGATATCACAGGAGGTGAGAATACGCTCCTGGACAAAGCTGAGCTTTCTGCTCTTGGTGAAGTTACTGGATATCTAAATGTTCGCTATGATCCTGCGAAATGTATGGATCGAACTTTATTGATTCCTGACACGGCGGTTCCACCAGCGCACAATGGTTATAACGGTATTTCAACTGTATTGGAGAAACTTGCTGATGTAATGCTTTACAACTTGCACACTCGTGTAATGCCTGACAATATCCCAACATTGCGCCAAACTCGCTACGAGAATGCAATTACATGGTTTGAAAAGGTTGCTGATGGTTTCATCGCTCCATCGCTGCCAATCAAAACAGAAGATCCAACTACACCACTTCGTTACGGTAATTCATCAACTCCACAAAATCCCTATTATTAATGGCCAAAGCATATAAACAAACTGGAATTGGTTTCAAAGCCAATGGGACAACTGTTAAAACAGAGCGCCCAAATCGATTAGCATTAACGCAATTTGTGGCTTCTCAGCAACAAAGAGGTAGACAAATGATTAATGACTGGTTGAAAGCATTACAAGCGGCTGAAAACCCTGAAAAGCCAAACCGTGAGCAATTGTACAAGTTGTATCATAATTTGTTAATGGATGCCGATTTAACAGCTGAATGGGAAACCCGTAGAAAGTTAAGAGTTATTGGTGCTGGATTCAATCTTTATGACAGCAATAACAAACCCGTTGAGGAAGCCACAAAGCTATTAGAACAAAAATGGTTCATGGACATTATTAACCATGCATTTGACTCTAAATTACTTGGTCATTCATTGATTGAGATTAAATCAATTACTGCAGATGGATTGATTGGTGATGTTTCACTCATTAACCGCAGATTCGTAATTCCTGAAAAAGGGATTCACGTAACCAAAATTGGTGATGAAAAAGGTGTTTTATATCGTGAGGACCCAACGTATGCTCCATGGGTTTTTGAGTTTGGTGAATCAAATGATTTTGGATTGTTAGCCAAAGCAGCGCCCTACATTTTATTCCTTCGTTTTGCATTGGCAGCATGGAGTGAATATGCTGAAAAATTCGTGATGCCTGTTCGTGTTGGTAAAACAAATACCAAGGATAAGGAATCATTGAATCGATTGGATAGCATGATGTTGGATATGGCAACTGCTAGTTATGCAATTCTGGACAAAGATGAAGAGTTTGATTTCATCGAAACATCAAAAACAGATGGATCCAATGTATTTGACAAGCTGATCACAACATGCGCAGGTAAATTATCTAAATTGATAAATGGTTCCGTAATTGGTGAAGGTACAACAGGAGGCTCAAACGCGAAGGAACAAGTTGGTCAAGACATGCAAGATCTTGTGACGAATGCCGATATGATGTGGTTTGAGGGAATCATGAATCAAGAGTTAATTCCACGATTTGCATTAATGGGATACCCTTTCACCGATCTAACATTCAAGTTCAATCGATTGGATGACTTACAAAGTGAACTTAGTATTGTTACTGGTTTATTACAACATTACGATATTCCTGAAGACGAAATTACAGACAAGTTTGGATGGACTGTAACGAAAAAGGTAATTACTTCAACCACTCCTCATCCAAAGATTAAAGCAACGGGAGCAGGTAGTTTTTTCGAATAAGCCCCGGCACATTCGGGGCAAAACTAACCGAACATTACTCAAATATATTGGGTAAGGACGTTAGCACATTTCAAGCTGCTGCAGTATTGAGTGAATCGGATATCGATAAGATCCTAAAGGATATTTTTAACGGTTCGGAAGAAATACCTGAAGAATTATTTCAGGCTACTTACAAGCATTTATCAGAAGGGATCGATGTTGGCTATGGAGAAGTGAAAACTCCTGATGATGCAATGATGGTTTATCAGCTGAAGAATAATGTGGCTGTGTTCTCTGCATTCAAATCAAATCACTATGGAAGCACAATGCGTGCACTACTGGTTGATGAGAATGATAAGAAAAGAACCTGGGGCGAGTTCAAGAAAGTTGCCAATGAAATAGATCCTAAGTACAATCAATTGTGGTTAGCAGCTGAATACAACATGGCAACACGTCAAGCACGTTCGGCAGAGCAATGGCAAAACTTCAAACGTGATCAAGACACATATCCAAATTTGGAATATATGCCATCACGTTCGGCGGAGCCAAGAGATGCGCACACAAAACTGTATGGAACAATTGCACCTATTGATCACCCATTTTGGAGCACTGCATTACCACCAAACGGATGGGGCTGTAAATGTTGGGTTAAACAAACTCGTGAGCCTTCGAATGTTTCAGATGAAGATACGCCAGAACCGATTCCAGGGATTGAAGGAAACGCTGGAAAGACAGGACGTGTTTTCTCTGCTTCTCATGCTTTTGTTACAGCGGTAAAGAAAGAGGATAAGGCTGGTGTTTTGAAAGCCTTAAACGAGTATCATTCAAAACAAAATGATATTATTGAATATAAAATCGGCAAAAATGCAATTACTATTCCAGCGAATGCACATCAAGACGATTTAATTCAAAATGTTCGTTTTCTTACTCCATTTGTGAAAAAATATAAGGAAGATTATGCGTTACGTTCACATGTAGAAACAGGCATTAAAGGAGATACAAATCCTGAACTTCAAAAAGGAAAATCAACTGGTGATTTAACAACTTGGAATACCGCACAGGATGCTTATTCATATATCAAAACAAACTGGAAAGATAAACACCATATTCAAATGAAAAAATTCGATGATGTATTTGTTGCATTTGATTTTAACGGAAAACTTACCGACAAAAATTACTCTTTAATGTGGAGAGCGCTTTATGGAGAAATGGTGAGTGCTGATAGAGTTCAATTTGTGCTCTTGAAAAATGGAGACAAGGTATATAAGATCAACAAAAAGAACCTAGACGGAAAAGCGGAACTGGCTAAAATCAAAAAGGAGCTACTCTAAAGTAACTCCTTTTCTTGGCTTCGGATTGCCGCAGCGTTCCAAAACTTTAAATGCCTTTTAAACCTCGTTTAATGATACAAATATATAGCAATTATGGAGAACTTTCAAAATAGCATCAACAAAATTTCACAGGCCATCAAGTACCTGGAGAAAGATATGCCGACTATTATGGGAGTGGAAGCCGTTAATCACTATAAAGATTCATTTCAAAACCAAGGGTTCACGGATAAAGGTTTAGTGAAATGGGATGAGGTTGAGCGTAGAAAGAGTGGAAGCCGATGGAAAGGATTTCAATATGGAAGCACAGTTACACGTCCTGGACAAAAACAACGCAAGAAAGGATCTCAAACAAACTATTCTCCTGCAGCGGAATCACGTCCGATACTCAGCGGAACCACGCAAGAGTTAATGAACTCAATTAAGTGGGAAAAAACGGCAAATGGAATCAAGGTATATTCAGAGATCGTATACGCTAAGATTCAAAATGAAGGTGGTGAAATGTCAATTTTTGGCAAGAAAAGAACCACTTTGAAAAAACGCCAATTCATGGGGCAATCAGAAGTGCTGCGCAACAAACTGATCCGAATTATTACAAATGATTTAAAACGCATATTCAAATGACAATCTATTATGAATTAGACAGAGCATTGCTTGCTAAATTATCGCAAAGTTCTGCAGCAACGGTTGAGCCGTTTAATGATCAGTACCGAAATACTGAAAAAGATAATGCAAAGGCTTATCCAGCAACTTACTTTGAACTCATTGAACCAATCAACTATTCACAAGCTGGAAACGATTACCAACAGGCAACAATGCGTGCACGTGTTCATTGTGTTGTGTATGACATAAAGGATTCAAAAGCAAAGATTCATGCGTTTGGTCAAGAGATATTTCAATTTCTGAAAGGACAGAGACTTTATTACCAGGACAATTCAGAACTCACAAGTCCATTGGTGCGTGTATCGAGTTCATTAGCGAAACGCTATAAGAATTTAAAAGTGCTCACAATAGATTTTGAATTTGAGGCATATGATATGACCTCCTTGCCAAATGATCTACAAGAGGTATCTGTCAACTTCACCATTCAACAAGTACAACCTGAATAAAAAAAAGCCGACTGGATCAAGTCGGCTTTTTAGCTAATTAAAGAACATGCGTTGCATTTCGGTATTGTCTAATTCTGAAGGAATAAAATAAGGTCTTATTTCTAGCACTCCAAGTATTTCAAGCAAAACACTCAAAGGCATTGGCGTTTCTCTCTTCCAATAACGAATGAGCGTTGTTACGCTAACATTCAGCTGAACAGCCAATTCTTTTTGCGTCAAGTTTTTCTCCTTCATTCGTTTTTTCAAGAAACTGAGAATCATTTCAGTTCCTTGATCTGCGGCTTTTTTGTATGACATGTTAGTTGACTTTGTAATAATCATCAGATTTCAAGAAGTCAGCCCAGTCATTCATGGTGTTGTTTTCATTCGATTTAAACTCTTCCTTGCTCATTGCAGTAGTTCTGTACTTAGTACCATCTTCTTTAATAATTGTAAAGTGTCGTAACGATTGATTTGATGTTACTTTTTTGATTGGATTGGATGTTGATTTCATAATTATTTTTGTTTATA